TATGTAACCATCAGCTTCTAGTTTGCCTTTGGCTAGTACCTCTGGGTCTTTCCAGTTTTCTCCCTTAGTCTCTACGAGCTTCTGTAAGTACGAATCCTGTGGTGGGGCTTCTTGTACTTGTTGCTCTACCTGAGTTTGGTCTGTGGTTTGACTCTGCTCAGAAAATACCATAATTTTATTCCTTGTCTAGATTGATAATATCAAGCACCTTGGTTAGTGCTCGGTTGTAGCCGATACGATCAGCTTGCTTGTAGGCCCATGAGGGGCTGTCATAGTCAGCCTCTGGTCCTGTATCCTTGAGCATAGGCTCAAGTATTTCTCTGAGTCGGTCTAAGCTTTCACGGTTTGACAAGATTTTTTGTCGTAGCTCAAACTTTTCCTCAGGTGTTTTGCATTTAGAAAACCAATAGGACTTCATTATTTATTTCTTCATCGGTTTCTTTTTCTTTTCCATTGGCTTCTTAGTCGTGTTCTTATATGGTTTGACTTTACCTTTCATATAAGGCATCTTAGAGTCCTTTCTCAATTGCTATCTCTTGTTCTTCTTGGAGTTGAACTTGAGCTTCGATTGTCATCTTCTCAGTTTGCATTTGCTCACTGATAGCAATGTTCTCAGCAAACAGGGTGGGTTCACCTAGTTCATCAGCTAGGATACGAGCAAATTCTTTACCTGACATATGCACAGCTATGGCAGGATCAGCTATTTTGAGTTGATATAGCTGAGTAATATTCTGTACTCTCTGTGCTCTTTCAGCAAAGTGTCTAGCACCCATAGGTACTATCTTACCGTTAGCCTTAATGTCTTCTTTGGTAATCTCTTCAAAGAAGAAGACACCAGTATCTTCGTTGAGAACTCTGATAGTATCGGCATAGTCCATATTACGTCTAGCTGCTTCGAGCATAGCGTTGAGGATTGGCTCTAAGAAAACTCTTTCGAAGTGTGCAGTCTTATGCTGGAAGATACGACCTGCTGCTGTCATCAATTGGTTTACTTCGAAGGCTGTCTTCTCACCTGCACTACGGATACCCATAGCCTCCCTTGGTGCACCTGCCATCATCTCCATCTTGGCTTCTAGGTTTTGAATCTGGAAGTCAGCATTGAGTGCTGTTGCATCAGGTACTAAATATCCTACGTCACCTTCTTCACCTATGTATATACGGGCTGCTGGCTCAAAGTCAAAGTCTTCTACGTCACCTTTGATTTTGAGAATGGGATAGGCTATCTGATCGAAGACATCAGCCTTGAGGTTCTCTAGGTGGTCAATGCGATACTGCATACCTACTAGGTTATCCAATGGTCCCATTGCGTAGAGGTTATCAGGACGGTCTCTCCAACCTGCATGGAAGACAGAAGCCTTACCTAACCAACTAGGGTTCTGTTCGTTAGACAAGACATAAGACCTATCTACGACTGTGATAACACGGTTCTTCATGAACTTGTTTGTATCAGCATCGTACATGTCACCGTAGAAGGTAAGTATTTCTACGTAGTCAGACTCAAAGTATTGCTTGATGTCAGAGAACCCATCAGCTAAGAAGCCCTCTGACTTATGTACATCTACGTCATTACCTGTAGCATATGAACGGTTATACATCATCTTCTCAAAGATGTCGTTCATATAAGCATTGTCTACAGTTTCGTCAATCTTTCTTTTGACTTCCCCTTTTGTAAGAAGACTTCTGACAATCTTAGGTGAGTCTACAAAAGAAGCAGCTAAGGGGTTAAAACAAATATCAAAAGGAGAAATACGAACAAGCTTAGGTCCAACATAGTTTACGGCCCTTTCACCATCCTCGTACTCTGTGTAGTCTCTGACAAAATCTACAGTAGCAAAACAGTTTCCGTACTGGATATAATCATTAATAAGTTTGCTTACAGTATTCTCAAAGTCTGACTGACGTATTTTGTTTTGCATATAAGCTTGGATAACGTCACGTTTATTCTTTGTGTTAGCCTCTTGATCACTTGCTTCAAACCTAAAGAAACGTTTCTGAGGAAACAAAGCTGAGAAATAGTTAGCATGTAAATTGTCAGCAATCTGTGTTAGCTTAGGTGTTGTCGTACTGTTAGTCCAAGGTAGCTTACTATTAGATGTAGTACGAGTATCCGTTGCGTAGATATAGTTACGGATTTCTTTCCACTCTTCAATCTTTTGCTGACGAGAATTATTCCAGATAGTCCATCTATCTGCAATCTCCGTAGCTAATGCGTGAGGAGCTATAACAGAAGAGAGATCAATAGTTGTTCCAGCCATTAGAACGAAACTCCACCAAATCTTTTATTAAACTGTACAACGTTGTCTCTGCTTCTAAAGACTTTTCTAGAAGGTTTAACTGCCATGTCAACGGCTGAAGCTAGAGCATCTATAACGTCATCGTGTGCAGGGTTACGAGAAGATAATTCTTCTTCTAGTATCTGAGTGTTGCCGCCTCTGTAGTGCCACATACTCATGTTATCATAACGAGGTTCCAAAATAGAAGCTATCCGTTCTTGTTTGTTGCCTTGGCTCTTGTTAGGTCTGTACTCGTTGATACTTAAAGACAAACCGTGTTGTTTGATTAGTTCTTTTAGTTGCTTAACGATAGCCATCTGTGCTACCGTTGTTTCAGCCCTCATCTTTCTGAATGACCATTTGCTGACCAAGTGAAAGATATGCTCAAAGTAAACTGAGATACGATCAGTCTTGAACCTGTCAATATCTAAGACGTAAATATTATTCTCTGAGTCTATTCCTATGACAACGATAGCTGTTGAGTCAGCCTTCTTGGATAAACTAAATGCGAAGTCAACTGCTGCATAAACATTTAGTTTGTTGTCTCTGTAGAACCAGTAACCGTTTTCTTCTTTCAAATGTTTACGATCAAAGTACTGAAACTTTTCGCTGCCTACGGGTACATTGTCAGGATCAGAGGGGTCATTGTAGTACTGCGCTCTGAACTGACCTTTGTCTAGGTACTGACCTCGTTTCTTAGCGAGAATCTTAATGTCAAACCCAAACCACTTACCGTCTTTTCGTTGTTGTCTAGGCCAGAGAAACTCGCCTGTGCCATCCCCTAGGTCTTCTACTGGTCTCTCAAATATCTCGTAGATATTCTCCTCACCTATCTTCTCGCCGTTATCATCGTACTGGTCTTCCATCATTTGAAGAAGATCGTTGTACAAGTCGGCAGGGTGATACCTAGTGCCTACGACCCACTCTTTCGCTTCAGCACCTTCAATAGAGGAGAGAAGAGAGTATTGACTTTTGACTTTATTCCTTCCCTCACCTGTATAAGCGTTTTCATACACCACGCAATCATCAAGGACTGCGATGTCGCAATGAAGACCTGTAAGCGAAGTCGTAAGTCCGCCAGTAAAGATCGAAGGGTCTCTAACATTTTCTTTCTTCCTTAAAGGATGGTCCAACATAATCTCTGAGTTGGTCCATCGTGTACGTTTGCCTTCATCAAAGTTTACGTGATCAGGCCAGTACCGTCTGTATATTTCAGATGTAAGTATGCCTTTGATAAAGCCTAGCTGCTTCTCTGCTAGATTAGCTGTTGCTGAGATATAGAGTATCCTGAGTGTAGGGTCTTTGGTTAACTCCCATGCAACTCTATAAGCTATAAGTCTTGACTTGCCGTGGTCCCTAGGAAACAAAAGAAGCTGATGAGACTTGCTGTCTTCTCTTGTCCACCAATTGCAGACATCTTCGTGACACTGACCTAGTACTTGTTCAGGTGCTATAAGTTTAATAAAAGTTACTAGGTCTTGTTCAGCAGTATCTCTTATTTGTTCTAATGTTGCCATTTTACCACAATTTTAAACAAATGTCAAGTTATTTCGAAGCCATTTTTTCTACTGAATCTCTAATAGCTTTAATATTCTCATCCATACGTCCAAGAGTTACAGCTTGAGTTTGAACGATACCTTCAAGAGATTCTATACGGGTTTCATTACGGATCAAGTCTCTGGCATTAGCTTTGACAGCACTATCCAAACTGGATATATACCAGACAAGAGCTAGTGTTTGAGCTACAATAGCTAATACCAAAGTGACAGGTACTGACTTACTTAGGTGCCAACTTGTTTCCATCTTTAATTGACCCTATGCGTAGAAGACACTCTTGCCAGTGAAGTTACGGTTGTCTGATAGACGAATAACAACACTGCCTGAGGCATACCCTGAAACTGTAGCACGATAGTAGACTTCTTCTGCGTCAAACCCTGTGCCTTCATAGTTAGACGTAAAGGTGTCTACATCGAACCATGTGCTTTTATCCCAGCTACGTTGGATAGTAACTGTGGCACTCCATGTACCAGAGAGAGAAAGGTTAAAATGACCAATCACCTGCAAAGCTGCTGTACTTGTGTTGGAGCTTAATGTTTCTGTTACAGCAGCCATGATTACTCTCCCTCTGCCAAGTGTGCAGCATAAGCAGCCTTTACCGCATCACTGAATACTGGAGTGCAGATCGCAGCTACGTCTGCATCTTCCTGAGTAAGATCAGCATCAGGCATTACCACATGACGGTGGAATGTGCGGCTGATTTCTGTGCCATCCTCTGCGATGATAGTCGCAGTGCGTACTTGCACTGTTTTGTAATCACCAATCGTGACGACCTCGATCTTGTCGTTGATAGTTGTCTTTGTCAGTGCCATGATTTTATCTCCTTATCTGGACTGTCCACGGGCGAACCGCATTAAACGTCTGTTGCACCAGAAAATTCTGGAAATGCTTTTATCGCCAGATAAGCCTGACGAATGTGGTTTTCAGAACCATCCAAAACCGAACCATTGAAAGAATAATTCTTCGTATAAACTGGATCAGGTTTTTCGTTGTCATCACTCATTTGAGCATTTGGATCATGGAAAGTAACATGGGCTGTCATCCCAAGTTTCCCCCCGCCAATTCGTGAAACTTTGATTTCGAGGGGACCAGCCAGTGTCACCTCATCGTTTGTAAAAGATTGCATCGATAAAGCCATCTTGGTCTCCTTACAGATCGTCTTGTGTGTAGAACGTGCCTTTAGACATGTTCGAGATTGGGGTTGTAAAGCCAGCAGCCGAAGCCGCAGAGCCTCCATAGAAAACATAAATTGGACAGATTGATGGATTGGTAGCACCAGCAAGAGTTACAGTATCATAATTAGCAATCGATGTTGGATCGTTTAGTGTTACAGTGCATCGTTGTGGTGCTTCTCGCCCAGTTCCCCAAAGCCAGAAGTAATCTTCATATGTAATGTTGGATGTTGTCACGTTGATTGGACGACCAATCGCCCCAGCATTAACCATGAACAATCCAGTATCACTTGCTGTTCCAACAATCGTGCCAACAGACATATAGATATGGCTTAGAACCCCATCATCTGAATTGTTAAAACGATACCCTGCTAGGTTTAAGGTGTATCCACCCAAGGCAAAAAAGATGTTGTCAAACTTGTATTCATCCATATCAATGTTAGCAGTCAAAGTAACATTGCTATCAAGAGTAATCTTGCGACAACCAGTTATGTTGCAAAGCTGAATTGCATCTTCGATTGTTGCAGCAGCACCAGTAGAAATGTCAGTGCGAGTTGCGTCAACACGAACTGTTGTTAGCTCTGGACGTTTCAATCTAATCTTAGAAAGATCAGTTGTTCCAGTGCCATCTGTTAATGCACGGCCCCAGTTGTCAGTGCCGCCAGACCCAAGAAATTCAATATCAACATCAGCAGAACTGTTGACTGTTTTTACAAGATAACCTCCAGACAACGGGAAGGATGTAGACATAGTTGATGGGCGACCACTGTCACAATCTTCAAGATACAATGCAAAACCATTTGAATTGCTCTTATCCATAAACCCACCATACACTCGAACCATGCTATCATTATAACATGACACATTAGCAATGTTGTTATGTGATGGGCCAGACGTTTCAAAGTATGGATTTTCAATCGTCATGTCAGATTTGTAATCGCAAACAATATGATTAGAGGCATTGCCGTGTTCAGTAACATAACCATCAAGCCGAACCTGACAGTGCTTAAAATAACTACCCACAATCTGATTTGCAAAGTCTGCGTATGATGATGAGGCTGGGGCCATGTATTCATAAGAACCAGCAAAGGCTGCACTAATAGTTGTCGTATAAATATCAACCATCGCAGCCGAAGAGTTTGTCCTAATGCCTACAACAGATTGACGGCGACCATACATATGGATGCGTTCGTATTTCGTCTGCCAAGTGTTTATGCAAATAAAAGCAATATCTGCGTTTGCTCCAAGCATACCCATTTCCGCATCGTGGATGCGAGACTTAGTTGCATCGAACAAACAGCCAACATAAGTTCCATTTGCAACAGCATGGGAAAACGACCAAGTGATGTCATCCGAAATACGTTTCAACTTAGAAAGAATGGTGTCAGTGTCGGCAGCCAATGCCCTGATCTGAGCCAAAGTTTTTACTAAAATCCAATCAGAACCACTTTGTTCAAACAATGCAGTCTGAATTGCGATCTTATCTCCTGTTGCACCTTCGTAACTCAAGCAAAATTTATCTGCTGGCTGGACATACGCACCGTATGAATTGTCCTGAGAAATCTCAAAGCCACCGATAATGACAAGAGGTTCAGTATATTTAAACCGTCCATCAATTATCATTTTCTGCGGTCTATCACCTACAGTATTAACGGCAGTTTTTATAGCATCTAGTTCAGCAGTTGTATAAGTTCTGGTTGGATCAATCTCTTGATCGTTTTGCAGATACTTGATTGCAGCTTTCAATGCTGCGGTATCATCTGCAACACCGTCACCTACAGCACCAAAGTCCTTTGGACTTACTGGCGCACTTTCAATCATGCGGTTTCTTGCTTTTGTTAGAGCCATGTTTGACTACCTTTCTTTATGCAACCGTATAAGTTACAGAAACTGCAATTTGAGACGTAGCTTGTATTTTACCAGAAAAATCACCAGCATGTAGTATTCCTTCAGCAAGTCTAAGTTCATCTGTTCCATTGTAAAGAATACCAAGCAGTTCATCTTGTGCGGAGCTTAAATTGTATGTCCAAGTTGCTGCTGCACTTCTATTAGATCTTTGTGATCCAGTAGCTGCCGTAAAAGGCATACTAAGAATTGCATAACCAGACGGGCTTGAAACACTAGCTACTCTAACCTGACCCCAAACATGAACAATGCCGCCGACTTTTGTATAGCTTAAAGTATCGTAAGAAGTGCTAAGAGTTATGCTTCCACTATTAGGTGTTAGTGTTGTTGTGTGAATGCCCTCTTCATAGTCATCGAACAGTTCACTTGTGCCAGTGCCAGAGGTGGCAGAGAAGTCGATGCCTTTGCCGTTAGGAAACGCAAGACCTGACGTATTAAAGGTTGCCTGAGTAGTATTGCCAACACGCACCCGAAGAGTGTCAGCACTATGATCGTATAAAAGATCACCTCTTTGACTGCTTGAAGCATTACCAAAAACAATTAATGCTCTGCCATCGGCTGGAGAAAGCATATCAAGGATCACATCCCCTGTGCTTTCGAGAGCCAAGGTTGTTCCAGAAAGAACACTTGCTCCACTGCTTGCTCGGCTAATATGTGCTTTAGCATTAGCTGCTGGCGTTCCTGCCCCAACACCTAGTGTGTCATTTACTATTAAATCGTTGGCTTCTGTATCGTTAAACGATGGATTTCGCCCGAAGATGCCGCCTTGCTGTTTAATGGTCATATCTGTCTCCTATCATCCACACCGCACAGAAACACGAAGTGGGTCTGCTGCTGCGCCAGCGGCATTTCTGGTTACAATTCTTAAAGATGCTGCACTCTGAGTTCTAACTGTAGCTGAACCACCACTGCCAGAAGTATCAATCTGAAGGTCAATCGAGTAGGTGTAGTTAGCATCTGCAAAAGTGTTGGTGTCGAAGGCAATCGTATAGTCACCAGTTCCATTGCGAGTAACAGAAGCTACACGCATATCGGTTCCCTGAATTGATCCATCAGAACCAGCAAATATTACACGGGCCTGATCTCTACCCAGTTCAGCATCAACATTACCGTCTAATCTAACGTAGCGATTTGTAGATGGAATAGCATACTCAATCTTATTGTGATTACCCCAGCCACCATTGTCAGAGATAAGAGCAATAAAGGTGTCATCATTCCCTATCAAACCTAACGATACATCATTTCGCTTTGCTGTGCTTTCCAAACGAACAATGTAGTCACAATCTCCTACAGTAACCTCAATATATTTATTTCTGATATAACTATCACGACCAGCCATTCGATATGCGTAGGTTGTAGCAGATGAGCCTCTGGCATTTTTTACAGCCTGAATGACGTTATTTACAATGTAAGACCCAGAATTATATTGCTGTTCAAATACAATAGCGCTCTCACAAATCTGAACATCGTTGTTAATTACAGTCGTGGCGTAAGCAGTAGACAACGGATCAAGAGTTGCATCGTCAACAACGATTGCTTTCTTGCATCCATAGAATTGGCTGTTCTCAACGGTGCAAACCTCACCGCCACAGTAATCGGCATTACTTGTCCCAAAGATTGCACCATAACCTTGGATGGCATCGGTTTGATCAGCAGGGTCTGTCCTTGTTGCTCTCAGGCCACCACGATTGTAGTTGCCAGCATAACATTGATTGATTACGCCACGGCTGATTGAACGAAAGTCAAAAGCAATCTGCTCATAGTTTGCAGGGTCTGCCGTTGCTGGGTGGTTCATAACAACAGACAATTTTTCAAGGATTACACTGCGAACGTAACTATCATCAACTGATGGAGATACTCGTTTAAAGATAGAACCCGCCACAGCAGTAGGGTAAATTACAGTAGCCTCAATGCCATCACCTAAAACATAACTGCCCTGACGCAGGGTAATGCCAGTTGCGGCATTTACTACATAAACCCCTTCAGGAATGTATACTTTTTGGCTTGCATCAATCGCAGCCTGAATAGCCGCAGTGTCATCGGTCACGCCATCACCAACAGCACCGAAGTCTTTGACCGATACAAAGTCTTGTAGTCTATTCTGTACTGTACGATCCTGTGCGCCAGTGCCGCCTTGGTTGTAAGTGATCGCAGAAGCAACAGAGCCATTGAGAGTGTCAGTGTTTGTCGGGTAGACAATCTCAATAGCTGAATTTAGGGGAGGTGCTTCTGAGAAGGTAACTGTTGTACCTGACAAAGAAAAGGTAGTTTTATTCTGGTAGACACCATCTACATAGATAGAGACGTTGGCCTCTGACTGAGGGTTAGCTGTTAGGCTATATGCTACAGTTGAACCATCACCAGTATAAGAGGCTGTTAGATACGTTGTCTGAAACTCTACGTCAGCAGAAGATGTAATGGCTACTCCACCTAGGTACAGAGCATCTGTGTCAATTTGACCTGCGTTAAGAATACGGTAACCATTAACGTCGAAGTCAGCATTCATGCTGTTAGGCGTAGAGCCATCCAGTGACAGGGTATTGTCGAACCCATCACGTAAAGCTGTGAAGTTGTTGTTCAGAGTGGTCGTAGACGCATACCCTGACGAGATATTACTGATTGTAGGTTTCTTTGCCATGTTACTGAATCTTTATCCCTAGTCTCTCAGCATCCTCTGACAACAGAGCTAATGCTTCTTTGTCTTGTTCCTGTTGTTCTTTAGCTGCTAGCTTTTGTTTAGCCTTAGAAGCTGTGTCTTTGTCTAGCCAACCTTTTTCTAAAAGTAACTTAGCTGCACTAAATGAACTTCTTCCATTTGACTTCATTTCCTCAGCGATAGCCTTGATAGCCTCTGACTTTACTTTTACCTCTACTTCCTTACGGAGTTTATTGATGTAAGGCTTAACGAAAGGTGACTTAGCTATAGCTTGCCAGTGCTCCCATGACCCGAAGACTACCTGAGAGAACTCATACTCAGTTGGGTCATTAGACACGATAGACAAATAAAGCTTAGGAAAAGAAACCAAAGCTTTACCTTCGAACTCCATATCGTAGTCTTTAAGAGTGAAGATTGAGTACTTAGGTTCTATATAGGACAACTCATAGAATAAACTCTTAGTGATAAACTTACCACTGGCATTCTTTAGTTGGCTAGGAGAGAACATCATGGTTCATGCCTTTCTTAGAATCATAGTTGTAATAATAACACATATACTGACTAATGTCAAGTACTAAATGCACTAAAGTATAAAAAACTTTAGTTGACGTAAGGTAAACCTTGACAAGTTAGACAAAACATGGTATAATAACTTTGGTAGTTACGGGGAGTATATATTACTTATAGTATTATTATTCTTATTAGCTAACTAAGGACAACTACAGATCAGCCTATGTATGGTTGTAGGGCACACTTTGGGTAAAACCTTGGTGTGCCTTTGTTTTTATTAACCAACAGTATAGTTTTCCTATTTCATCAACAGTGGCATTATTTTTTATTCTGTTGGCTTTAGCACTAATAATAGCAATATTACCTTTAATGTAACCTAACTCAGGGACTATTTTATCAAGAGTTGGTGAGTTATCTTCTAACTTATTTGCTTCCCAATTTATCTTAATACCTAAAACTGGACAATAATCTAAGTTAATCACTAACTCTTTTACATCCTCTTGCTCAATACTAAAAGGATAGTTACCTTTCTTAGCTCTACTTCTAGCACCTGCCCATAAACGATACCACGGTGTTTGACATTGAGACAAACCTTGTCTAATGTAGTTTCTTACAGCTTCACCTCTAGCTTCTTTAATTTTTCTATAGTTTTCTTTTGATCTTTGACGTTCTTTTTCTTTTGCTTCAGCTTCAGTTAACTTAGGTTTACCCGAACTTTTAAAGATATGTCTGGTAGGGTACATTAAGTCATATAAGTACTCTGTGCGTTCTTTACGTAAGGTATCTGACAAAGGTTTACCATAAATAATTGTTATTGGTGTGCCGCCTAATCCAGCAATCTTCTTTTCTTTTCCTATATCCTTAGCTGACTTTCTGTTGTTAATCTTACGTTGGATAGCTTCAGGTGATTTAGCTGGCATACTTATGTTTCCTATATTTAAGTTTTACTTTTGTAAAAAGTATACCATACTTTAACCCCCTTGTCAATACCTTTACCCCCTTGCACTCTAAAAAAAATATAGCCCAAGTTTTGACTCGCATTGTACATACAGGCGGATGCCCCGTGGCCCCCCTTGGCTACCCCTAAGGATACAGCAAAAAGTTGGGTACCCTACCCTTTGGTCTTACCTTGGCTATCCTTTGGTGTTGCTTGGCTGGCTTTGGTACAGCTTTGGTATAGCTTATGTATTGCATACGGGAAATGCAGACACTTTAGTCTCCCCAATGCTACACCATTGATAACATTACATACTTTGGTATCATCCTTGGTTATCCCTTGGTATAATTTTCTAGGTTCTGATCTTATTGGTTTTTATTACTCATTATAATATAAACTGGACCTATCCTTTTGGACTAACTGGAGCTATCCTTTTTATTTTTTAATTTATCCTTTTTTGTTATTTTGTGTCTCTTGACAAAACAAGCCTCGGTTGACATTCTAAAGACCACACCAACAACAACATAACACAAGGAAACAAAAAAATGAAACACGAACCAAACACTTTAGCATATAGCATGACGGGTCTTATTTACGCCTTACTAGACGATGCTATAGTTTTTGATAAACCACAACTAACAAGACAAGAATTGATTGACATAATGCAAGAACGGTCACCTTGGAAGGGTGGCTATGATAAAGAATGGTTAGAAAATGTTGTAGATAACGCAATAGAGGAGTGGAATAAAATCTAAACTAACCCTTGACTCTCTCTTTTAGGTGTGCTTATGTACACCTATGACGGAAAGTCAAATCAACTTAATGAGGTGTAATATGCAACAAGTACACATTAGCAAAATGACGGGTAAACTTGACGGGTTCAAGGCTATCTCTACCAATACAATCACTAATGATTATTGCAACAAGCAACACATCAAAGGCAAAGCTACGGGTGACAATATATGTGGTGACTGTTACAGCCATGCCATGCTGAATACATACCGCAAGAATATGCAAGCTGCGTTGCAACGTAATAGCGATTTATTGTCCAGTAGACCATTGGAACCTCAAGAAATACCAAGAGTGACGGACGCAATGTTTCGCTTCAATGCCCACGGTGAGCTTATCAATATGCAACACCTAGAAAACCTCATGGCAATAGTGCGAGACAATCCTTGGTGTACCTTTGCTTTGTGGACTAAGCGAGTTGACCTAGTGTTCCGTTGGCTACGCAACAATGACAAGCCAACAAACTTAAACTTGATCTATTCAAACCCTAAGAAAGGACACATCATGTCCAAACCACCAAAGGGATTTGACAAGACTTTTAACAACGTACAAGAGGATGAATTTGTTGACCGTCAAAATTGTACTGGACAACAATGCAAGGATTGTCGTATATGCTACACCATAGGTAATATGGTTGACACAATCGTCGAGAAAGTTAAGAAATACTGACTTGACAACTAAACTAAACTATGATCTAACTAAACTTGTTTAAACACAAAAGGAGAAAAGGCAATGGCAACTAAACCACTTAATGACGGTACTCAAGGATTCCGTTTCAACTTCCTAGGTATCAAAGGTTTGACTCGCAAGCGCAAGACTTTGAGCCGTGGCTTCAAACTACAGAGGGCAACATGTATGCTAGCGCTTCACATGGGTAAGCGTAGTGTATACATTGAGCACAAACCAAACCAGAAGACAGAACGTAGACTTCACAACTTCGCAGGGTAATCAATGAAACTGTTTACAATCTCTCTTATGTCGTGGGTCTCAATGATACTCACCGTTGGAATACTAGCATCTGTAGGCTATGACATGAGAGGGGTTGACGGGCAGACTATCTTCTTGGTATACCTTCAAGGTATCCTAGCAGGGTACACACTAAAGAAACTGAAAGGATACGCAGATGTATTTATGGGGTAGTAACCTAAGAGAATACTTGATTATCATGCACAGATATGATATAGTGTGGATACCAAAGACAGAGGACGAGGAGGTACCCTTCTAATGAAAAGACCAGTAAAGAATAAACTACCAAAGGACTACTACTCCGACAAGATACTGAGTGAGGAGTTCCTAGAGGAAGAACTAGAGTCTCTGCTTCAAGAAGAGAGAGACCTAATAGATAGAATTAAGAATGGAGATGGACCTAGGGTATATGACTAATAGCCCCTTGCCCAAAGGCAAGACTATTATACACCCATCCTATCAGGTTGTCAAGGAGAAAATGACATGAGTGTATCAGGAGAAATAGAAAACCTAGAGTACGAGATCAAGCAACACGAAAATAAACTTGAGGATTTAAAGAAAAGACTTGACAAGCTACTCATGATTCGTCCAATGTCAGACGAGGAAAGACAGAGAGCAAAGGAGAAGTACGAAGCTAATCACAGCTTCGATGAGTACGGTAACTACGGTGAGAACAATCCACCCGTAGGTCACTCATTCGGTCAACCGTTAAGAAAGAAACAAGTATGGAGAACGTGTGTATCCTGTGGGGGTCCATCTTACAATGACTTCTGTGGGTTTTGCCAAGAGGAATTATAAAATGATGCACGAAACATTTGATGCTGAATTAGAAGTAGAGGTTACAGACAACACATGGCTTACAGTATGTGCTGACATCCTGACAGATGGTTACATATGCTACGAGACATGGAAAGACTTGCCACCTGAGATCACCCTAGAGATTGAACCACAGTTCAGAATCAAGTATCTCTATGATGAAGAGGGTAACGAGTACAGTCCTAACCTCTTGACAGATGAACAATATAAGTCTATTATGGACAGGCTAGTTGAAGACTGGTTCGAGACTAGCATTCAGAATGGATTCGGAAGAGAGAGTATACACTAATGAAAGACCACAAAGCAGACAGCCACTTCATAGGACATGAGCCATGCCCTAAGTGCGGCTCAAGAGATAACCTAGCTAGGTACTCAGACGGTCATGGCTACTGCTATGGGTGTGAGTATTGGGAGAGAGGTGGTATAAGTGGACACTGGAACAAAGGAGATGTGAAAGTGCAGCAACAACAAGCACCTCAAGTAGTACACCTTGAGAAGATGACAGCAGTGTACAGAGGTATGCGAGGCATATCCAAGGAGACAATGGAGTTCTACGGATGCTACACCTACCTCAACAGTGACGGTGAGGAGAAGTACCAGCAGTACGTCTACCCCTCAGGTGGTATCAAGACACGATACTTCCCTAAGGAGTTCTCCGCTAAGGGTCTCAAGTCAGATGAACTATTCGGCATGAACCTGTGGAATGCTGGGTCAGGTAAGATAGTTACGATCACAGAGGGTGAACTAGATGCTATGTCAGCATACCAAATGTGCAAGCACCAGAGATATAACTCAGCCTTCGTGTCATTACCTTCAGCCT